ATCACATCGCCCACATCCGCCGTCGCATTCGTCACGGCCTGGTTCACTGTCAACAGCGCCCGATTCGGCCAGAGGCCGTCGTTATTGTCGCTGGCAGAGTAGGTCTTGCCTTCCACCGTGTAGGACACGGACGGCGCAACCCAAAACACGCGCCCGGTCGTGTACGGGACCTGGCCCCAAATTGTTCCATATTTTGTAATTCCAGACATTCGCTCTCCTTGATACGATTAGATGCCGCACCATCACACGCGCATCCCCGTGTTGGCGCTAGAGCCCTTCGCTCTTGGCATAGACCTTGACCTTCTTCACGCCCAAAGACCTGTTCTTTGGCTGGCACTTGCCAGGACAGCCTGTGAACGGACCAGCCTTTTCCGGCATAGCCGGAGCTGATCCCGCTTTGGCGAGTCCGGCTGGCGCACTGGCGCTGGCCTTGCCTTCGGGGTGGTAGCGGTAATAATTGGAGGCCATTAGCAACCTCGTTTCTTTTTCTTCTTCATAGTCCCTGTAAAGGCCGGGTTAGTCACTTCCCCGGCATAGGTCAATTACGAAACGATCCCGCCCAAGATCCAGCGCCAGTCACGATACATATTGCTGAACCGGGCATAGGCCCTCCACTTGGCGACGAGAGTATCGAGTTCCTCGGCCATGCCGAACTCCAACTTGACCCGGTCGAACCAGTACAGGCTGTCCTTCATGGCGGACGAGTCGATCATGTACCAGTTGTTGGTATCGGTCAGGTATTCCCAGTCAATGACCTTATACGCGCCCTTATGCACGTTCGCGTCATTGTTCGCGCTATCGACCTTGCCGCTGGAAGCGGTAATTTCATAGGCGCGGCCATAGAGGTCCACCGGGATCAGGAGCGTGTCCGGCATCGTGGAGATGCGCTCGGCCTGGTCGCCACGGAAGCCACGGAACTGAATCCGGGCCGCTTCCACGGCAGTCGCCGTCAGGCTGGACGTGACCATGTTATCGAAGCCTGACGCGGTCGAGGCCCCGGACGTGGTCGTGTGCGAGTCGCTGACCAGTGCCACGCCTTCGCTATGGTTGTAGAAGTACGTGTCCACGCTGGAGGCGTAATTGAACACGCGAGCGCCATGCTTCTGGCGTGTGCGCATCCAGGACTCGGCCAATGCCTGGGGCTTGCGCTCCCAGACACCGTGCCGGTCGTCATCGTACAGATCGCGGGTGATCTGGAAGCCGTTGACGAACTCCTTGTGCGTGGCCGTGACATCATAGCCCTGGGCCATGCTCTGATAGCCGACCGTGCCGCTGAACTCGGTAAAGTCAGGCAACGCGCCGACTTCTGACCAGCGCTCGAACGAATCGCTGGACGACTGCATGTTGTAGAAGTCCGGCACCCGGTCCTTGAGCTGTTTATACTTGTCAGAAAAGAGCTTGGTGACTCGCTTATCAAGTAAATCACCAAAACTCGGACTATTCATCGGTGTAGCCATCTAACGTGTCTCCTTACGTGTTATGGATCAGATTACGACTGCACTTGGAGCCAGGCATTGCCGCCGAGGGTCAAGTGGATAAAGCTGTCAGCCGATCCATTCAATTCCAGGTCAATGATGCTGAACGTCGCGCCCGTGGACACGGCAATGTCCGCACGGACATTCTTCAAGTCCGTGGTCAGGGTCACGCCCTGCAAGCCGATGTTCACGCCCGCGTACAGGTATGTATCGCCTACGGCGTTCGCGGCGAACGGGACAATGACAGTCCCTGTTACGGTCGCGCCCGTGGAGGTGATCTTGCGGCTCTTGCCGACGTTGGCCCCGCTGGTATACCAGACAATGCCCTCGTCCATGTCGGGCGATGCCACGGACGTACCGCCCACAAAGGTCAAACCATTGGACGACGCCGTTACGATAGTGTCCTGTGTAATAGATGTGCCGGTTGCACCAGTCACCATCTGCGCCCGCAAGACCTGATCGGGGTTGACGATCACGCCAAAGACGGCTTCATCTGCGCCCTGAGTCGTGCTGTAGGTGATCGGCCCGCCAGCCGCCAAGGACAGGCCGTTGTCCACGACCAGGCCCAATGCGTTCGCAATCGAGGTCGTGGTGGACGTGGACATCTGGCCGCTGGCACCAGCCGCCGACTTGATGACCACAATCCCTTCCGCCAGCGCAGCAGAAGCCTTGTATTTCTTGATGATGGGGGTCGAAGAACTGAGATTATATGCGTATTTCATTCGATTTCCTTTCGCCCTGCTTTATCGGTCCAGGGGTGTGGCCGTTAGAGGTAGCCGCGCTTGATGCGGGCTGCTCTGGACTTGGCAAGCGCCCGACGCTCGTCTGCCGTCGAACGGACTTGCGTATAGAGTTCGTCGTAAATGTACCAACTGCAATGCGAGTCAAAGGTGCTGCATCCGTCGCACTTGGCCTGGCACACCGGAAATTCCTTTTCCTTCCGGTAATGGACCCGCGCCGGGTTGAACTTGTTCGTGCAGAGCGGGCACAGGGTAATGACCTTCTTCTGTGCGGCAATGTCGTCGATCCAGCCGCCAGCGGCCCGACCCCGTTTCTTGCCTCCGCCTTCTGCGTCTTGCATGAGCTTGTCGGCAGTCCAATCCTGCTTGACGAGGACAATCATGCGATCCCCGTCTTTTTGAAGGACTCGTACTCGTCCATTTCCTTCTGCACGTCAGCCCAGCCGCCAGGGTAGCGGCCTTGGCGCATCATGCGCTCGTAATGCTGCACTTCCCGCTGCGACAAGGTCGAGCGGATGTCCTTCTTCTCTACGGCTGGTTTCTTTTGCGCACTGGAAGTATCCATGTAGGGTTCCCGTCCAACAGGTTTCGCGGCAAGTTGCTGCTTGGTCTTGAGGCTGTCCAAGTCCCCGAACGCTGCCCGTGCCGCCGCCAGTTCCATGGACAACTCCTGCTCCTTCGTCTGGGGTCGGCCCAGGCGCTGGACCAGATAGCCATATTCCCGCTCCACCTTCTGTCGTTCCTCCGTCCCCGGCAAGATCGCTTTCGGGACCAGTTTCTTGTACTCATCCATCTCTTGCGAGACGCTGGACAAGACCCTGGTCTTTTCCTCGCGCTCGGTCTGTTTCCGCTCCCATTCCTCATAGAGTTGGGCATCGCGGATTTCCATGGCCTTGGCAAAGGTAATCGTCCCGGCATCAACCGCCGCCTGCAACTGCTCCCAGCTATATTTCGGCTGGGCCTGTTGCTTGACCTGCTCTTGTGCCTTGAGCCGTTCTTCTAGGCGAATCCGTTCTTCGCGTTCCTGCCTGGCCTCAAGTTCAACTTGCTTGGCCCGCTCCTCCGCTGCCTTGGCGCGAGCCCAGACTTGCTTGAAGCGGTCCCCTTCCGGCTCAAGGGGGTGGGGTTTGCCCCCTTCTGGCTCAGGCTCTTGGCTAGAGACGGGCGCTTCAGCTTGAGGCTGGGCGTCTTGAGCTTGAGCGGGTTCTTGTTCGGGGACTTCAGCGATAGGTGGTTGTTGTACGGCATCGAGTTCCTCACCCTCTACGATCATGGACCCTCCATTCCTACTTGTGGCGTAGCCGCCTCAACCAATTATGGGTGGTTGGACCCGCGCTGGGGTTATTCGCTTCCATACTGTTGCGGGGCTGCCAGCTTCAATTCCCGCAACGCGGCCCGGATCATGCCTTCACACGTAAACCCGTTGCCGTCCAAGATCACGGACCATTTCTCGCCATTGGTCGTGATAATGACGCTCGCATCATTGCGCTTGCACAATTCCTGCACCATGTCCTCAGCCGGCACTTCAGCGAGATTGAGCGGCATGACGTTCCTTCAAAATCTGTCCCGGCAGATTCATGATTTTGCGCAACAGCTCGACCTGGACCTTGTAGGCCGTCGCACTCCGCTGGGCATAGCGCAGATCGTCGGTGCCGTGCGCATTAATGGTATTTTCCGTCCAGACCGCCGCTTCCTTTTCCGCTTGGTCCAGCATGGCCTGAAGCTGTTCCAGAAACCGATCCCATCCAGGATGACCCGTCAGTTCCGTGGCCTTGACTGCGGCCACATCGAGCAGGGCCAGGGTCACGTCAGGGGCCTGGGGCGACTCTTTCTTCACGACACGTAAACAGTCCTGCTTGGTCGGGGGCATTACGCCGGTTTCCTTTCTGTGGGACGGTCACAGACCCCGCAATACTTCGGGGGGTCGGGAGGCTCCGTGACATGGGCCGACACGGTTTCGCTCAAGGGAACGCGAAAGATGCGACCATAGAGCGAGCGACAGCCGGGGCACCAGATTTCCGCTTCCAGTTCCTTCACAGCACTTGTCCTTTCGCGCCAGGCAAGGACTCGTCCATGACCTGACCAGGCCCTTGCGGAGTCATGGTCATGCCGTCGCCAGCGCCTTGGCCTTGCGATGTCGCCGGCCCGCCGCCGCCACCGGACTGCATCTGGGCAAAGGCTTGGGCCTGCATCGCCATCTGTTGCTGTTGCTGCATGATCTGTTGGAGCTTGGAGAGCCATTGCTTCAAGAGGATCTTGCTACCAGGATGGAGCTGGCCGTATTCTGGCGTCATCATGAAGTCCTGGAAGATTTGCAGTTGCGCTTGCGGGCCTTCTTGCGGCACGCCATGCGGGGCATAGCCTTCGACGACCGTAAAGAGGACTTGGTCCGCCGTGAGCTTGGGCTTGTCGCTGTCACCGGCAGGGGGGTTCAGGAAATCGTGCGGTTCCTGTCCGACCGAGGCCACCATCTTGCGCAGGTAGGTGTAGAACTTCTCTGGATCGGCCAGGCCCATTTGGAAGGTCATGCCATTGAACAGCATCGGCCCTAACTGTTGCAGGACTTGCGCTTGGCTGGCCTTGTTCGTATTCAGCGAATTGGCCCTGAACTCGAACTGGAACCGGCCCCGGATCTTGGACGGATCATCCAAAGTACGGTATGGGTTCTTGCCGGGTTGCGTCATCGACGCCACACGGTACTGTTTGTTCGGGGGCAGGAACGCCTGGTTCAGTTCATGGAACTGTTGCCAGACCTGGGCCAGACCCGCAAAGAACCGGCGCAAGAGCCGTTCCGGTCGGGCATCGCCCTGTTGCAGGACGGTCTGCATCCCGCCAACGGTGCGTAACGCTGACGCCTTGCCTTGCGGGACACGGCCAAAGTCCAGGTCGCCAAGGACTACTTGCTTGTCGGCCCATTGCTGGAACAGGGCCAGAAAGTTCATGCTCGTGGTCTGGTCAGGGTTCGGGATCTGCGGGAAGGACATATCCTGGGCCGGGTTCGAGACGGGGTAGCCTTCACCAGGGGCGCACTTAATGACTTCGGGGCGCATGCCCGACGCGGCCCGGTACAAGAACCATGGCGTGTTCACCAACGTATTCTTGTCAATGGACTGATCGACCATGGCCTTCATCATGTCGTGCATGCCTTCCAGCAACTCGACCATGCCGATGCCATAGAACTGACCAGGGACGGGGATCATACGGGCTTCGGCAAAGGGACGGCGCGGGGGGATCGCAGGCCACTTCTCGTTCAGCAAACAGACCTTGAGGAGCTTCTGATGTTCCTTCAAGACCCAGAACACGACATCTTCTTCCAGGCCGTCGTTATCGACATCGTAGCGCCCGAAGTAGGTGAGGCGGGTTAGCGTTTTCGCCGTGGCTTCGGAGTTTCCGTAATCTTGTCCGGCCAGCGCATCACGCAGAATTTTATGCTCGGCGGGGTCTTGGGACTCACGCCCCGCCGCCGCGCCCTTCGCAGGATCTTCATCAATCGCGTCCAGTTCCTCTTGAGAAATCTGATCATAGTACCTCGATTTCGCTAACCGTTTAATTTCGTCCCAGGACGGGTAATCCACCATCGTGACATGATCGGCCCCGTTCGGATTGGACGGCCCCGGCATCTGGAGGTTCGCGGCCCGCGACGGCACGACAATATCTTCCAGCGGCTTCGGAATGAAGCAGGGGCCGTCGAACAGGCGCATGTCCCGTTCCGCGACCATGACCAGGTGATTGTCCTCGTCGGTATAGAACTCCACCGAGGCGGTCTGGTCCTGCCGGTTCTCGTCCAGCCATTTCACGGTCCAGCCCCAGGGATCGTCGCCGGTCTTGTTCACGAAGGATTGCGGAAACGCCTGGTCTAGAATGAGGCGAATCTGGTCCTCCGCAGGAAAGCCTGGTTGCAACGGCGCAAAGGTGCGCACATCAGAGATCTTCCGGTCCTCTTTGATGTAGGGCTGGAAGGAAATGGCGGTGCCGTCCACAATAAAGCTGTCGGCAAATTCCTGGACCCGTTCTTCGCCGTTCTGCTCCAGGAAGAACTGGTAATCAATCAAGGCATCGACGGTATCGCCCTTGTCCCTATCAGCCTCGTTCACGGCCTGGGCGCCCATGACGGGCCGCTGCGTGAGGACGGCATTGACCAGGGTATCAATCATGCGCTGGCAATCGGTCATGATCAGTGGCACGGAAGCGTTGCTGGCTCCAGGCCAGGGCTGGGTCTTTTCCTCCAGCCAGTTCCGGTATTTCGCGTACCGTTGCAGCCGCTGTTCCGACCATTCCGAACGGTCGGAGAGGTCCGCTTCGTACTCGTCCAGCACCTTCTTGATCAGTTCGGCCTTGTCGAACGAGAACGTGCGCTTGCGGGAGAGCTTCGGGGGCTCTGCCGCCTCATGCGCTGGCGTCTCGTCCTTGCCAGGGCCCTCATATTCGCCGGGTAATTCGGTATCTTGTTCAGCCAAGGTAGCTCCCCACATCGCGCTTCCAGACCTGGCCCATGCTCTTGAGCGACCGGAACGAGGGCTGGGCGTTGGCCAGGTATTTCAGGAGGGTCGGAAAGTCGTCAAATTTCTTTTTCGTGTCCTGCTTCTGATCTTTATCCGAGGACAACTTGTGGTCGCTCCACGCATATCTTTTTAATTGGTATATGGTCCGCATACAGCGCATGTCGAATGTGATCCGGGGCCGGTGCGTGAACGGGTCCGGTTTCAGCATGTCATTGATGATCTGTCGCCCAGCCGCCCCGTCATTGGCCAGGTCAAAGACCAGGCCCTCGCGTTCAAAGGCGTCCTGCCAGGTCACTTCCCGATCCGTACCGGACGGGGACCGGCCCATATTCGGGTCCATCATCCGTGTGACGCTGGTCCAGCCATAATCGCTTTCAATGTCCTGGCACCGCTGCCGCACATCGGCAGGGGAGCCGGTCACTTCCAATTCGTGAATCACGCCCCAGTCATCGTTCGGGTCGATTTGCACGTACAGGAGCATGTGCGGTTTCCGGGGATGTGGATCGAGCAGGCACACGACGGGGTAGGACGGATCGCACTTAACCGTGCCGACGTGATTGAACTCGACCGTGTCGCTGCCGTGACATTTCCCGCACTGGTCCTCTTCCGTTAAAATCGTCAGGTCATGGCAATGGAAGCACCAGCGCTTGTCCGTGTCCGTAAAGTTCGGGTGCACGCGGTTCGACAGCCGAAGATGCTGACCATAAATGCGGCGGGCCTTTTCCTCTGCCGACAGATCCCGTGCCAGTTCGGCCAGGGCCGTCTGGTTCAGGTTCATGTTGTCCGTGGCGAACTGGTCGAACCAGAAGTAGTTCGGGTCACGGTCCTTGCCCGGCTGGCACCGTTCCCAGACGCGGTCGATGATCCAGTCTACGGGCGTGGTCGGGTCATCGGGCCAGGTCATGGCCATCATCATCGTGCCGTCTACACGCTTGGTACGGACAAGGTTCTCGACCCAGATACTTTCCTTGGGCGGCTCGTCGTGCAGGACAAAGTGAAAGTCGCCGGAGGCAAAGTCCTTGCTGTCCTGGTCGTAGGACATGAACTGAATACGGGACAGGCCCCGGTACTGGTCCGTATCGGGGTCGAAGTAGAGGACCTCCAAGGTGCGGGTTCGGGCCGTCCAGGACTCCGACCATTCTCCCTTCTTGAGGCAATGCTTGGGAATCCAGCCGAAATGGCCGCGCGGGCCACCGGGAGAGTCCACCCCTTGCCACTTCTCCCACTGCAACTTCGGCAGAATAATCGTTTCGAGCGTGTTGGTAATGGATTCGACGACGACGCGACAGTTAATCGGGCCGCGCAGCTTCTCACGGGGATACACGTCACGGAGTGAGAGGGGGATCTGGCCCGTGGCCCGAATCACCATCTCGACCAGGGCCGTGTCCGTCTTACTGGCCCCGTTGCCGCCACCGACCCCGATCACTTTCCCGGTGCAGCAATGGATCTTGACCGCGGTCGGGGACACAGGCTTGTAATGCCGCAACTGGTTCACTTGCCGGTCAAAGGCCTGCGCCTCTAACATCTCGTTCGCCAGCCGAACCAGATCCTCATCGCTCAAGGTCGAGAGCGTGGCCGGGTCGGCAGCATCAATGGCATTCAGGACTTCGGGGTTCATGCCTGGCCTTGCATCTCCACGTCCACTTTCCGTTCCGTCAACTGGGCCTTGACCCCACGCCGCTTCATCTCTTCCAAGAGCGCGGGCAGCACCTGATCCATCTTCTGATGCTGCTGCTGGCTAATGATCTGCGTCGGTTGCCCTTCCAGGACCAGCATCTTGTCCGCCAAGATCCCCATCATCACCGTAATGTCCTTGGCCTTGGACTCGGCCAGCATCCGTTCAAACCTGTCCCCTTCCTTGAGATAGTCCACCAGGCGCTGGGTCAGACGCTGTACGTCCGACTTCAGTTCCTCCTTCGTGAACTTGCGCACGGTCGGGACCGTGATCGGGTCATCGGCCACCGTCGGCTTCGGGGGCGGCTTCGGGACCTGGACCTTGACCGGGACTTGGTCCTGATATATGGGCCTGTACTTCTTCGGTGACGGCATCGGCTATAAACAGGTCATTGCTGGAACGAGGAGGGGGCGGCCTTCAACGATTGCTCTCTGTGTGTAGTCGATCACGGACAAGCCAATGATCGTTTATCTGGAGCCTCTTATGGCCCGCTAATAGAGTGTCTACGAAAGCCGTCCCCTGTACCCTCATCGCCCAGGTCCGTTACGAAAACGTAACGTCCCCCTACTATATATAGTGTTTGAACGAGATTCGCTTTAGAAACAAGGACTTACAAGGCCAAAATACCGAATCCGTGTATCGGTTTGGATACAGGACCAGGGCCTTGCATAAGTCCTTGATATTATTCAGGGCCAGACCAAGGCTTTTGTCCTGGTGCTGCAAGGGCCGAATGGGACCCGTGCCCTGAAGGGGGGTGGGGTCCGCCAAGTGCCGGGGGCGGGTCATGGTCATGGCCTTGTCCTGAAACGTGAACAGAATCGGGCACTTAGCTTGGGTCTGATAATAATTGTTATGTTAACTTGTCCTGGCGCTGGTCCTTGTCCTTGCCAATGCCCAGGATCGGCGCTGGATCAGGCCCATGCCCAGGCCCAGGCCTAGGCCCGGTGCCCATTTGCCAGGGCAAGGGCCAGGGCCGGACATGCCTGACCCTGACCTAACCATACCCTGTGACTGTGGCATTATGCTACAGTCATGACCATGTCACAGGTAAGGACTGTGGCATTGTGCTACAATGGCAATGTAGCTGTGGCATTATGCTACAGAGGAGGATAGGTGCCTGTATCAGATCAGATACAGTCTAGGCCAGATATGTTACGATACGGTAACATCGACGACGACAACAGCAGCGTCATGCGTCTGAAATCGGGCATGGCTTCGCTTTCTTTTTCCCTCCTGGTCCCTGTATGGGCCGGTATTGGCCTGGGTAGGAAGCTTGTCCTGTACCGTATCAGGTACCGTAACAAGTGGAGATCCCGCTCATGGGCCTGGACCTGTTACCAGGGCCAGTATGGGCGGGGAGGAGAGAAAGCCCCGGCCTAGCACAGACTGGGTGAAAGCTCCTGGACTCCCCGTAACCCTACCTATTTGATAGGGCAATTCATCGTCTTGGATCGGCCTGGGGGATGGCGGCGAGGACCAAACGGTTAAGACCTCAGCCCTAGACCATACTTGATATGGCCCCCTATATAGTATAGTGTTTGGGCGAGATATGCTTTGAGATCAATGTGTTACAGCGTCAAAATATCGAATTTGCTCCGCGAGAGAGATTCATGCTGTTGTTGCCGCAAGTGGGGCGTTTTGGCAGCAAGAATGCCCCAGTGGGGCGAAAATGTCATGGCCCTGGGCCTGGGCCTGGGCCGGTACCGTGTGCGGGAACTGCACAATATCAAGGGCTTGCGCGGTGACACGCTAGATAGCGTGCTTGGCATGGGCTGTGCAATGGTACAAGGCATGAACAGCAAACAAATAAAGGAGAACGGCATGGAAAAAAAACTTGTACCTGTCTATTTGAATGACCGCTTGACACTTATGGGGTACGTCTCAAGCCGTTGCACATCAATAGGTGCGTCAAAGATTGTTGGCGGAGATGCCTGTCAATTCACACGCATAAATGGCAAGCCCGCATGGGTTGTGCAACAGTACAGGAGCAAAACGGGCGCAACCAAACAAGGGGGGAGGCCATGATCACGTTTATCACCCATGACGGAAAGTTTAGCGTTACGAGCCATGGGAATGGCTGGGCCTATGAAGTAACAGAGCG